CAAATAACACCAGAGCTAAATCCAGAATACGCGCTTGAAGCTTACGATTACGCACAAAGAGAAACTGCTCGGCAGCAACAGCGTAAGCCAGGAAGTATATTGCAGCAAGCCGGCGGTGTCTTTGCGGATTACATTGCGCCGGCAATGATTGCTTTTGGGGGACCCGTAGCTAAAGGAGTAGGAATTGCCGCTCAAGCAGGTGCTTCCACTGCCAGAGGTGTTAGCTTTGGAGATATGCTTTTAAACACTGGGCAATCCGCTCTTACAGCAGGACTTGGATCTTCAATTGACCCCTTAACAGCCGCAGCAATAAATACAGGGGTTACAGCCGCTCGCGGTGGTGATTTAAATCAATCTCTTCAATCAGGAGCAGGAACTTACTTTGGAAGATCTGGCGCAGATGCAATTGCCGCGCAAAAAGCTGCTAATGCTAAGGCAGGGATAGCTAATACAGGTTTGCAAGGAGTTTCTAATCTTGGAAAAGCAGGAACTATGGATGCTTTAAAAGGTGTTGGAACATCTATTGCAATTGACACGTTAGCTCCTCCAAAAGAACTTCCTACATATGATTACCCAGAGCCGACTACAAATGCGTCTGTTGCAGCGCAAAATGCAGGTGTAAACCCAAACATGGGCGGTATTAGCAGTTTAGCAAATTTAAACCAATCTAATTTAAACCGTGATAATCTATCTACTCAAGGCGTAGATCCAGTTGTTTTTAGAGGAATTGGAGCTTTAGGCCCAGCTTTTATGAATGTTTATGAAAGAGCAGCAAGAGGATTATCGTAATGCCTTTAGGTAAAATAGTATTTAAGCCTGGTGTTAACAGAGAAACTACGTCTTATGGTAACGATGGCGGATGGTTTGACTCTAGCCTAATACGTTTTAGAAAAGGCCGTCCTGAAAAGATGGGAGGGTGGACTAAGTTATCTAGCGAAGTTTTACAAGGACAACCTCGTTCTTTGCACACATGGGCTGCGTTAGACGGTTCAAAATATATGGGCATTGGAACAGAATCTAAGCTTTATGTAGAAGAAGGTGCTTTGTACTACGATCTAACGCCTGTTCGAGCAACAACTTCTTTGGCCGCTAATCCTTTTACAACAGGTGATGCCGGTTCAGGAACGGTTACTGTAACAGCCACAGGCCATGGAGCTCAGACCGGGGATTTTGTTACATTTAGCGGAGCGGCAACAACGGATGGTGTCACAGCAGCTCAACTTAACACAGAATTTAAAATTACAGTTAATAACAGCAACAGTTACAGGATTACCACTGCCGGCAGCGCTTCTTCTGGGTCAACGGCTGGAGGAGGAAGTTCTGTAGTTGCCGAATACCAGACCACTACCGGGCTATCTACTTATGTGCAAGGCACTGGTTTTGGAGCGGGTCTTTGGGGCGGAACAACTAGCGGCGTATCTGAAAATACTTTAGCAAGCGATTTAACAGATTCAGCAACTTCAGTAGTTTTGACTAGCGCCAGCAACTTTGAAGTGGTGGCAGACACTTTAAACGGTGCGATTACTATTAACTCGGCTGTTTTGATACTTGATGATGCTAGTGACTTTCCTAGTGAGGGAACAGTTCTTATTGGCAGTGAAAAGATAGATTATACCGAAACAACTGCAACTACGATCACAGGACTTACACGGGGTGTTGACGGAACAACGGTTGCCGCAGGATCTGATGGGGTAGCAGTTACTTTTGTTGGCATGATAAGGGTGGGAGAAGAATTAATTCAATACACCGGAAAAAGTGGCAATACGTTAAACGCTGGCGTAGTTAGGGGGGTGAGAGGAACTACGGCTGCTGCTCACAGTTCTGGCGCTATTGTAGCGGAGGCTAATACTTTTATCGGGTGGGGCGAACCTGCTCAAACAGCGGCAAATTCTGTTAGCCAGTTAAGACTTTGGAAGCAGGATAATTGGGGCGAAGATTTAATTTTTAATGTTTTTGATGGCGCACCGTTTTATTGGGACAAGACTTTAGGTCTAAACTTTAGATCTACGGCTCTTTCTGCTCAAGCAGGAGCATCAAACACCCCTACGATTACACGACAGATAATGGTGTCAGGGGCTGACAGGCATGTTATCTGTTTTGGCTGCAACCCATTAGGAGAAACTGCTCAAGATTTATTGCAGATACGCTGGTCAAATCAAGAAGATCCTTTTGACTGGACGCCAACAGCTACCAACACAGCGGGTGATCAAAGATTATCATCTGGGTCTGAAATTATTACCGCTGTAAAAACAAGAGCGGAAATATTGGTTTGGACTGACGTTGGCTTGCATTCTATGCGCTTTGTTGGTCCACCATTAACTTTTGGTTTTTCTTTAGTGGCTAATGGTATTTCTTTAATATCACCTAACGCTGTAGTTTCTGTAGGCGATAACGTGTTTTGGATGGCCAGAGAAAACTTTTACGCTTATACAGGTAAAATAGATAATGTGCCCTGCACAGTTTTACGATACGTGTTCGATGATATAAATCTATCGCAAACATTTAAGTTTTTTGCCGCATCAAACAGGATGTTCAACGAGGTTATTTGGTTTTATGCTTCCTCTTCTTCAGAAGAGATAGACAGATACGCTAAGTTTAACTACTTAGAAGGAACCTGGGACATTGGTTCTTTGTCTCGAACGGCTTGGATTGATTACGGTGTTAACGATTACCCAAGGGCAGCAGGTACGGCAGGGGGATCAAATTACATATATAATCACGAGCTAGGGGACACGGACGATGGATCTGCTATGACATCATTTATAGAATCATCCGACTTTGATTTAGACCCGGCAGGTGAGCAGTTTATGTTTTTGACTAGGCTTATACCGGATATAGACATAACTACGGACACTTCGGCTACGGTGGATTACATTATAAAAACCAGGAACTATCCGGGTGATACGTTAGCCACTAACTCAACCAATGCCGTTAGCAGCACAACCCAGCAAACTTTTTTAAGGGCAAGAGCCCGGCAAGCTGCTGTTAGGATTCAAAGTTCCGTCACTGATATTGCATGGACCTTGGGCGATTTACGCTTGGAAGCTAGACCGGACGGTAAGCGATAATGGCTAGATTGTTGAACCATAGTCTACCAAACGTAGAAACTGAGTATAACTCAGAGCTTGTTCAAAAAGCTTTTAGAGACATTGAGCTGGCTTTAACGGACACAGAAATGCCTTCTAAAATAGAAGGGCAGGACGAAAACAACGCTTTAACATGGTTCTTAGGGTAAATGGCTAGTTTTTATAAAAATGCTAAGTTAGATTTAACGACTACTAGTGCTACAACGCTATACACAGCGCCAACAGCAAAGACAGCTATCTTTAAATCTTTAGTTGCTGCTGATGATAGCGGTAACACATCAACTATTACGGTTACAATTACGGACGCAAGTACGGCAGTATTTGTACTGTATAACGTCAAGGCAACAGCCGCAAACGGTACACTAGAGCTTTTGGACAAACCATTGGTTGTTCAAGAAGGAGAGATTGTTAAAGTAACGGCTGCAAATGCAAATAGATTGCACGTTATAGGCAGCTACATAGAAATTTCTTAATTGATGAAATAATGGTATAACTATAGCTTAGGAAGGCAGGATAACAAAATGAATCAAATGATGCCCATTTTCAAAAAAGAAGCGGAAGGATTAGCCAGTTTGGGTCGTTATGGCGATAGCTACATGGTTCATGCCGCAGAAGGCGAGACAGTTATCCCAGGTGAAATACTTGACGCTAACCCCGGCTTAAAAGAACAACTTTTTCGGCAGATGCAAATGATGGGCATTGAAAACCCTAACCGTTACGTGGTGGGCAGTGCTTTAAACTCTTTAAATCCAATTACTGGCCAGCCTGAGTTTTTTTGGAAAAAATTATATAAAGCTACCAAACGCTCGCTTCCGGCTATTGGTGCTATTCTTGGCGGCAGAATTATGCCTGGGGCCGCTGGTCAAGGGATAGGCGCTGGAATAGGTTCTTTGGTCAGTGGTAAGAGCCTTAAAAAATCTGCCCAAATAGGCGGCGGCACATATTTAGGTTCGGCGGCATTGAACGCTCTTGGAAATAAAGATGGCAAAGGATTTGGAGAATCATTTTTTGATGCCGCTACTGAAAATCCCGTTGATGCTTTTAACAAAGGAATCTTTGGAAAAGACGCTCCAATGGTTAGTCGCTTTGATAAGATGGGTAAGAGTCCTACGGGAACACCACTTAGCGAGGCGGAAGCAGCATTCTACAAGCAACCCGGAGCTGAAAATCCTTTTGAAGTAGAACAATCAGGGCCTTTTTCTTCTTTTGTTGATTCTCCAATGACCGGAAAAGAACAAGGAATAGCTCTTTTAGACCCGTTTAAAAAAGATGCTTTTGCACCCGGAATTACAGCAGCGATTGCCTCAGAAGCAATTGACCCAGAAAAGAAAACTTTATCTGCTGAAGATGTGGCGGAGGCTAGAAATTTAAGTGACCCTCAAGGAGCCGCCTACTTAAAGGTGTCGAGCACCGCTCCAGGTTCACCCGAATATTATCAAACTCGAAGAGATGCGGGTATATACAGTACTTTGACAGCAGAACAGCTTGCAGCGTCTACAGGCATTACTTTAGAGCAAGCTCAAGCGTATCTAACAAGGAAGTATGGCCCAACAAGGACGGCTGCTGATGGTGGTGAGATAGTGGGCCCTGGAACAGGGACCTCGGACAGTATAGATGCTAAACTTTCTGATGGAGAATTTGTAATGACAGCGGAAGCGGTTAGAAATGCTGGCAATGGTGATAGAGACTTAGGTGCTGCTAGGATGTACGACATGATGTCTCGTTTTGAACGCGGAATGGCTTAGGAGCATACGATGGCTGAAACAATGGGAACAACAACCGAAGTAGTTCGTCAAGCGCCTTTTCTTGAAGAATTTCAAAGAGATTTGCTAGAACAAGCTTTTGCTAGAGGGCAAACACCTTTTAGCGAGCAAACTTTTGGTAAGCTAGACACGCAAGTAGCCGGGTTAGACCCTCTTACGCAACAAGCAATGCAAACAGGCGCTGGTATAGGCCAGTACATGCCTTATTTACAGCAAGCTGCTGATACAACAGGGCAAGGCATTGATTATTTAACAGGCCAAGGCCAAGCGGTTCCAGGTTATTTTGACCAAGCTAGAACTCAAGCTGCCGGCAGCGATCAAATGTTTGACCCTACTAGCGCAGCAGCCTATCAAAACCCGTATGAAGATCAAGTGGTCCAGCAGACATTATCTGACATTAATCGCCAAGGGGCTTTACAGCAACAGTCTTTGAATGCACAAGCTGCTAATGCAGGGGCTTTTGGAGGCAGTCGTTCAGGTATTATGCAAACCGAGTTAGGCCGTAATATATTGGATACACAAGCCAGAACAGCCGGTCAAATGCGCCAGCAAGGTTACGCTTCTTCTTTAGCTAATGCTCAAAATGCTTTTGAGGCGCAACAGAAACGCCAGCAGGGGTTAGGTACTTTGTTAGGTCAGTTAGGTCAAGGCCAAGGACAGTTTGCCAACCAGTATGCTCAAAACATAGCCGGCTTAGGTTCTCAGCAAGCTAATCTTGGTGTTACCGGGCAAAACATGCTTGGGCAACAGGCTCAATTACAGTCTCAATTAGGCGGGATAGCTCAACAACAAGCGCAAAGAGAACTAGATGCGACAAGCAAGAACGCTTTCCAAAGAGCTTACGAGCCATACCAACGACTAAGCTTTATGTCGGATATTTTTAAACCGTCTATTAGTCCTTCAACTTCTAGCTTTGGTGTTAACACAGCTCCATCGCCTAGCGGCTTATCTCAAGCTGTTAGCGCAGGGATTGGTGCGTTTGGATTAAATAAAGCGTTTGGAAATCCTTTTGGGTTAGGCCAAAAAGGAAACTCATAATGAGCGCAATTAAAGATGTTCTATCGCGAAAGCTTTTTAGCCAAGGGGGTCTTTTAGAACCTGAACAAGGTAGAAATACTGGCGGTATACTAGCTTCTTCTCAGCCTTTGATGGAAGCTGCTAAGTTTGCTAATGGTGGTGCTAATTACACTAGAGCTCAACTTAATGATCTTGTTCCTACGACAGTTCAAGGAGAGGGAGGTTTAAATAAGTTTAATCCTGCAAATTTTTATCTTCCAGGGGAAGAGCCG